TTCACCATTAGTTAAGATTACAAAAGAAGCTACCACATCAGAATTAACATCACTAAAATTCTGTAAAGTAAGAATGGAATGAGTATTTGCTGATAACTGGGAAGGTTTAGCTCCTATCCATTGCCATGTAGCAGGAAAAGAAAGAGTCCTATCTGTGACAGTATTATTCATTATTTTAATTGTTTTAATAACACTTCTATCAAAACTCATATTAGCAGTTGTAACTGAAAAATCACTATTAATACTATATATTTCAATATCAGGACTACTAAAATCAATGATTTTTGATGGTGTTATTGCATTAATGTTTATATTATCAGAATAAGATCTATAAGTGGCATCTGCATAACCCTTATTAATTAAGGACTTAGAAGTAAACCCAGATGAATAATCACCTCCATACTCCAACCCTTTTGTTATAGATCTAGCATCACTGAAATAAACACCTCCTTCTGAGAATAAAGTACTTTGATTATTAAGGTCAAAATAGATATAAGCATTATCATTTGAAGTTCCTTGTCTAGTACCAAAATACATTAATCCTGATTCATTATTACCAGTAACATTAGATTTTTGAAATCCGAGGTTACTTTGAGAATAATCAGCTTGTAATGCTGTGTTTATTGATAAGAATCCTCCATCAGCTACGGCAGTAGATAGTGAAGAAAATGATGAAGTGAGTACATTATTATCTCCTAAATTAAAATATTTAGTATCAGACTCAGTTTTATCATAATAATTAGAACTAGCTGCTGACCATATGGGATCAGTTTCAGTATATGAAGTAATATATCCATTAGGATTAGTTGAATTATAAGGAGTATAACCTAATGCAGTAGTTACATCACTAGATGATACATCATCCTGATCAAGTTGCAACTCAGTATAAGTAGTATTATTATCTATATAATTAGTAGAGTGAATAGTACCTTGAGTGGTTAAAGTCCAATCAATTATACTATTTCCAATAGGTATAGTAGGTTTATTAGTTAAATCATTATAATCTTTATCCCATGCTGTATAAATAGGATCAGTTTCATCAGCATTAATAAAATGATCTAAATCACTAATTTGACTTTCTGTGATAGATAAAGCAGATTCATGTTGAGTAACTGCTCCTTGAGTAACATTAAGATCAGGAACATCAGCCCAAACTACAACAGCAGTTAAATCATTAAGTTCTGCAAAAGTAGGATCTAATACAATTGATCCACCAATATTATATCCAGTTGGTACACCTCTTAAATCCTGTGTTACTGTACCACCCATTAAATTAATCCATTGACCTGTATTATTATATTTTAAAGGTATTTTACAAATAAGAAATGCTGTTGTTTGGTAATTTTCTGGAATTGTACTAATAGCATATGAAGGATTATCATTTAAAGCTTCTACATCAGAATCATGTCCTGCAGTTGGTAAATTAATAAATGTTTTTTGTTGACCCATAGAGTTCATTGATCCCCAAATTGTAAATACTACTCTATCATTATTTACAATGGATGAACCATCAGCATATTCTCTAATATCACCAATATCTGTAATCTTCTGATTAGGTGTTAATGTACCTAAACCACTTGCATTAGCAACCCATATTCCATCAGTACTTATATCTGTTGCAACCCATGTATTTCTATGTAATTGGAATACCATACCTTCTGTTGTAGTCAAATTAATAATATCAGGTGCACCTTCTGTTATAGTAAGTGTTTGGGCAATACCACCATTATGAACATATTCTGCACCAATAAACCTTAGTTTCTCTCTAATTTTTGATAGTTGACCTCTAAGATCAGTTCCATAATGAGATTCATCCATTCTTTGAAATAATAAAGCTCCATCACTTGCTACTTCAACATCACTCTGAATTAATGCAATGCCACACCATGCAAATTCTCCTGTTGGAAATACAGTAGATGAGTTTAATTGAGCAACACCACCACTATGAGTTACATATATGTAATTCATAACTTCATTAGCTAAAGTACCTTCAGTAAGCTGGATTCTAGCTCTACCACCAACTCCTGTTCCTGTAGTACAATCTAAATCATATTCAGAACCTCTACCAAAAATATACTCTACATCTCCACCACCTATTTTTTCAACTTCAAAATACACATTACCACCAGAAGTTGTTAAAAATATATCTTGTTTATCTTCACTTGTACCAGCTATAATTTTAGCTAACCCATGATAAATAGTATCACCATTTACATATAAATTACCAGAATGTAAATTAGCTGTTCCATCTTGACCTAACCATACATCAGTAGTTTGAGAAGAACCAAATGTAGCAGTGTGTGATCCTTTACCTATTGATCTACCTATTATTATTTGATCATCTTGATTATGATTTTCTGGTTGAGTTTGATATCCTATAAATATTGAATTTGTACTGCCACCATTAAGTTCACTTTCTTCACCTACTGTAGTACCAGATAAATATCCAATTGAAATATTAGTATGACCATTTGTGTTATTTTCTAATGCTGAATGACCAAGTACTGTATTTCTATATCCAGATGTATTTTTATACAAAGCACTTTTACCAACAGCTGTATTTTTTTCACCATCAATATTAAAAGCCATTGCTGATTGTCCAATAGCAGTATTATCAATACCTGATGTATTAGACCATAAAGCAGCATTACCTAATCCTGTATTATTATCAGCATTAGAAGATTGCAATACTCCATATCCAATAGCTGTATTTGAACCACCTGTAGTATTACCATTTAAAGCATTAAAACCTAACCCTAAGTTTGCATTTTCAAAATCGGAAGTAACTAGATATGTTTGTAAATCAGATATTTGACTTTCAGTAATGGATATCCCAGTTGATTTATCCCATGCTATATAGACAGGATCAGTTTCAGTTTGTAAACCTAAATTAGCAGCATGAATAGTAGCATTTCCATTTTCCCCAAAATAAATGTCAGTAACATTGTCATCTCCAATTGTAGCTGTATTTGAACCATTACCTATAGCATTTGCACCTAATACTATTTGATTAGTTTCACCATCTGAATTAGCTACAGTTTGAGAACCTAAAAAGACAGAGTAAGATGCATTTGTATTCATACTACCTATATCTCTTTCTCCTGCTAGATATCCAAGTCCTACATTATAAGAACCATTAGTATTTCTATATAATGCTCCTTGTCCTATAGCAGTATTATAACTACCTGTTAAAAGACTATACATACTTGCATTACCAATACCAGTATTACTAGTTCCTGTAGTTAATGATCTAAGTGTTAAATATCCAAAAGCTGCATTTTCCCATCCAGTAGATAAACCTTCTAATGAATGCATACCAATAGCAGTGTTATTAGCTCCTGAAGATATATTAGCACCAGTGTTAGCACTTGCTATTATTATATTTCTATTAGTTCCATCAGGAATAATTATTTTACCAGCAACTTCTAAATCATTTAGATGAGTATATCCAGCTTTTAAAATTGGAGTTTCACCTATTAATCTCCAAGACGTATCTCCTATTTTTTCTAAACCTGTAGGTTGATTTATAGCAGTTTTTAATACATAATTAGCACTATCAGAAATCCATATAGGATCTGTTTCAGGATTATTATTATCACCAACAAAATTAAATACAGCATCAGCAGTAGGAACATTTAATGTATCACCTTCAATAATACTGTCTGTAAATCCAATTATTTTAGAATTACCTAAACTAATTTCAGTTCTTACTATAACTTTATTAAACTCAGCTGTTTGTGCTTGTGTTAATGACATTGTAAATAGTAAAACTAGTAATGTTATTAATTTTTTCATTTTTTTAATATTTAATTTGTATTTTTTTCAACTCTGAAATGTATGATAGCATTTGTAGAACATCCAATTTCAAAAGTTTCTACAGTTATATTTCTTAATCTTGTACTAACAATTGTATTTGTAGCTATACTAATAGCTGTTACAAAAATAGATATTTCATCTGCATCATCACCCATTTTTGGAAAATTAATAATTTCATATTCACCATCACCTTCTACATCAGCAACAAAAGTATATGTTATTTTTCCAGAATAATATTCTTGTTGTACACTTGAACTGGTAGAAGCTTTTAAAATTAAGTCATTATTTGTAACTCCATTCCTAAACCAATATTCAGTGAAATTTGGGTTTATACCATCAGGATGTGTAATCCCAATGGTTAAACCCAAATGTCTTACCCCTTCAACTCCTATTGGTGAACCTTCATTAAAACATTGACCAATTGCTATACCAATAGAATGGTATGGACCATATTTTAAGTCTATAGGTTTTTGAGAATTTATATAAATCCCCATTGGTAATCTAAATGCTGTTCCTGAGTAAGCCATAATTTCTTATTGTGAGATAGTTATTTTATAATTTGCATCAACACCATATCCAGATGGTAAGATTGATTCATAAACATCATATGATACTGGATTCCCACCTGCATCATCAACACTGATTGTTGTTATACTAAAAGTCGATGTTACATCAGCAAAAGCAGATTCAACATACTGTACTAAAACATTAGATCCAAATATAACAGCAAAAGTTGTCTTTAAGGTACTAGGTTCTAATGTTATAGTAAATTCACCATTATTAATAGTATCTAAATAATCAGACTGTAGACTTCTTACATCATCACTATCTACAACAACTGTATCAAATCCATACCAAAATTTATATCTACCTTTTACAGATTTAGTTATTGCAACATGATTACCTGCAACCCTTTGTGGATCAAGATTTACACCTGCATTACCTTTGTTATCAAAATATTGTCCTGTACCTGCATCATAAGTTGCTCTTGCTGAAAAACTATTTAATCCATGAGCAATGATTATATTTTTTACAAATATAGCAGTAGCATTTGAAATATCATCAACACCATTTAAAAGTAATGTATAATTAGTTGCTTCACCAACCAAAGGATTAACATTTGTTGTTCCATCACCATCTTTAATAGTACCTCTAATAAATATACCTGTAGTAGTAATTTCTATATCTGTTCCAACTTCAACAATTGAAGGAGCAGAACCAAGTGATATACCAAATGTTTTATCCTGAGAAATGTAAGCTTGTATACTAGGAAATAATATCATATCAATTAATGTAGATATTGATTGACCAGTTAAATCACCAGCAGTTGTACCAACAGCAATACCACCATGATCTTCAGGTGTTGTTGTATTTGGGTCCATAGCTGATACATATATACCATCAGAAGATACTGGAATCCACATCCTTGTACCATCAGCTAAACTAGATAATACATATCCATCTATAGCAGGATTATTTAAACTGTTTTCTTTTGTTGCTAAAGCTGCAACTAAATCTGGTTGATTAGCAATATCACCACCAATATTACCCCATATAGTTGCTATGTCTGCAGATGCAATTTTCATCCATCCAAGATCAGTTTTAACAGCCAAATCACCTAATGCCCAGACAGATATACCACCTAAATCAGTAGAACCTGCTGTAGTTACTCTCCAAGCAAAACCAGTTGTTAATGCACCAGATATATCAGGAGTATTAGAAAAAGCATCCCAAGGACCTTGTAATCTAACTGTTAGTGCTATTGCTGCATCTATAGCAGCCTGTTGTGGTGTAGATACTATTTTATTAATATCTGCTGTATTATCAACATTACCTAAGTTAATATGCTCCTTTAGTAAAGTAATATCACCATTTTCATTAGGTAAGATAGTATTAACTGATTCAACTGTTCCTGACCCAACACCACTTGATTTCAAAGTTAAGTCATTATTTGTCAGTCCATTATCCCACCAATATTCTGTTACTGTCCCATTTATTAAAATACCAATTGTCAAACCTTTATATCTAACACCTTCTTGATATACTGGTGAATCAACATGAAAAGCATGACCTTCTTCAGTACTAGTACCCAAGTATGGTCCATATTTTAAGTCTATAGGTTTATTAGCATTTATATAGATACCCATAGGTAATCTAAAAGCTGCACCATTAAAAGCCATAATTTTTATTTTTAAGTTACTATTATTTTATAATTTGCAATTACACCATAAGGAGCAGGTAATACATTTGTATATACATCATAATCTAAACTACCAACACCACCATCACTAATAGATAATTCCTGTTTTGTGAAAATAGCTGTTACATCTGCATATGATGATTCAACATATTGAATTTTTATATTCTTTCCTCTTGGTATAGCAATAGCAATTTTTAATGAATCATCAGGTATTACCAGATTAAATTCACCTTCATCTGAGCTATTTAAAAATTCAGAAGGCATTAGTTTTACCTCACCTGAATTTGTAGGTGTTACATTTACACCATAAAATATTTTTTGTCTTCCCATTACATTAATGTTATTAGATGATTTATTTCCTGCAATCCTATAGCTATCAAGATTATCTGCTTGTTCACCAGTATTATCATAATATTGTCCTTCACCCGGATTATGCAATGCTGAACAATACCAAATATTACTACCTTTCAATATTGTTTGTTCAATATGTAACTGACCTGTTTCATTAGTATCTACTAGTGAATCATCAAAGAAAAAATTAAAACTATTTTCATAACCTACAAGTCCATTAGGGTTAAGGATGCCGTTACCATTTATAATTGTTCCTCTGTCAAACATAGAAGTAAAGTCTGCAACATGTATAGTACCAACTTCAACAATAGTAAGTGATGGACTTTTTATTAAAGTAAGACTCTTATTCTGACCAATTTTTGCTTCGACAGTTGGAAACACAATTTTATCAAACATCTCACTCATAGTTTTACCATTTAAATCCCCTGCTTTTGTCCCAGATTTAATACCACCATGGTCTTCTTGTGATTCAGTATCTAAATGTACTAATGGTGTATAAACAGCACCAGAATCTACAGGGTTGCTTATTTTTAACCAATCATCTGCTGATGTACCATTACCACCTCCACCATATACTATCCAATCACCTTTGATCCAAGATCTATTTTCATCCTGTGAATTTATACCATCATGATCTACAATCCAATACCATCCTTCTTTCCCAATGCTTACCTCAGTACTAGGAAATAAATTTGTTTCTGGATTCCAAAAACCTTTTAATATATAAGTGTTTTGACCACCTATTATATTTTGTAATTGACTAAAATTAACAGCATCACTTGAACTTTCACCATTTGCAACTTTGAATTTTATAGATGCATTACCACTACTGTTAGCTTTATTATTTATACCATGAGCATCAGATGTATTTATAATATGTTTATGCAAATCTTCACTTGTGATTAAAATACCTTGATAATACAATGCTTCAGCTTTATCTACAATATTGTTATCATTTTTGTCATATACTCCCCTAAACATCATCTGATCATTAATTGCAATACCACCCAAAGAAACAATACCGTTTTTCTTAACTAATGAATTTATTGAATCTCTTGGTTTAGTATCGACAATAGTCAAATACAAAATCATGCTATCTTCATCAAGTACTAATAATCCTCTATTATCAAAAGAACCAAAATATGATAAAATATCATCAACTCTAACACTATAAAGTGCTGAGTTTCTTTTTTGTAACTTTTTAAATTGATTGTTCATTATTTATGTTTTGATAGTTGTACAGTATCACCCATTTCTAAATCAAATGTAAATTCTATTTTTGCAATCGGATCAGGACTTGGTTCATTATTTTTACTAACATCTTGTGTTATAGAATAATAAATAGTAGTATTATTTATAATTCTAATACCATTAACATGAACTTTTGTTTTTTCCATATCTAAAAATTTAATATCAAATTCAAAACTATTTTGATCTTCTTGATCAGTAAGTTTTTTAGTTTCATATTCAAATCCAGATATAGAAGTAGATCCACCAGTGATATCATCCCATACATTATTACCTAAATACCTATATTCTTTCCATACACCAGCTTCAAAAGCATTTATTCTCATACCTTCATATAAAGAATTAGATGGTATTTCTTCTTTTGTTTTATAATCTAACAATGGTCCAGTGTAACCTTTTGCATCAGCTGGTTTTGGAGCTTGTGTATTTATATTATCGCTTAAAGTTATCATTAGCTTAGTTTTAAATTATAAATAAAATTACCTGTCCATTGCATTATATAGACAAAGTAAGCTTTATCATTAATAAATATTTCATTGTTGTAAGATACAATAAATTGTAATTGATTTTCATCACCAATTGATGATTTATCTAACCCTGATGTATCATCTAAATTTTCCCAAATAGTATATTTAGAATGTTCTTCTTTTGCAACAACAATGTAAGTTATTTCTCCTACAATATTGTTTAGTTTTGTTGTAAAACCTTGTTGTAAATTATCTGACAAAGTAACTGAAGAATTAGTTAAAACTTCATCAGCAGTAACTTTACTTGTCAAATTAGAATCTCTTTTACCAACATATGTTGGATTTATCCATTTAGTCATGAGTTCAATTGTTTCAACATTGCTACCACTTAACTTCCAAATAACACTACCTCTTGTATTTCTTATATATGATTTATTACTAGCATCTTGTGATGTACCACTAGTTTGTAGTTGTATTATTTCACCATAACCACTATCATCTAATATCAAATCTGATGGTGTTTCATTATTATCCCATGAAAAAACAACTGGGTTGATAACAGTATTTATTGCTACAACTGGTTGGTAGCCTTGATATGTAAGGTTTGAAATACTTGCTGTAGTAGGATTTTCAGGATCAGGGATTACATTGGTTATAACACATAAACCAAGTGGATTTTTAGAGTAACAATTTGATAATTCTTGTATAATTTGATCTATGTTTATATTTAAATCAATGGTACATTTTTTAACTTCTTCTAAATTAAATAATGATATAACATACGCTGTATCTGTTATTTTTGTTTGACCAGTAAAAGAATCAATACCAATTGGATCATCAGGTAAACCACCTGTTCCACCACCAGTATTTGTTGGTGCTACATAAAGTGTAGCAAAATCATTTTCAATAACATAGAATAATAAAAAATAATAAAGTATTTGCAATCTAAGCATATCTATATTATTTGGTAATCTACCATAAACATCTAATTCATTAATTGAATTGCTAACACCATTAATTATTCTAACATCTTTATTTATTACATCATTGATACAACAAACATAATTTCTTGTATATTGTGGTGTAATTAATTGACCTAGATAGAGATACATAGTAGTAGTCATAAATGACAATTCTTTGTATTCTTTTATTGTTGGGTCTTGACCATTATAACAAGAATCACTTTTAATATTTGAACAGTTACAAATGAAATCTTTTACACTTTCAATTATAGTTTTTTTATATTCTGGAAAATAGTTGACATTTATTACATGGTCTACTCCATCACCTGTTCTTAATAATATTTGATAAACACCTTCTTGATCAAAATTAACACTTGTACTTTTACCTGCTTGTATAAATACTGCTGGTGTAATTACAATACCAGTACTTGTAACTAATTGGTAGCGTAGCTCAGATGTAGCATGTATATTTGATATTTGATGTACCAAATTTATAACTACATATCTATAATAATTATTACTTATATCCATGATGCTAAATTAATAAAAAAAAGGGATTGGGAAAATAAATTCCTTCCCCCTTTTTTAATGAAGATTAAAAAAATGATGATTATACTCCTGCAATAGCCTTTAATGTTGGTAAAGGAAATTTAGCTGTCGAAGCAGCAGCTTTATTTAAAATGAAATATGTACTTTGATTGTTTAGATGTTCTAACCAACCAGCAACAGAAAATTGCATATATTCCAATGTTACTATTGTATATGATTCAGACTTGGAAGCAATAAAATCTGCTTTCTGGAATGGTAAACCATGTGTTCCAGATTGTCTGTAAACAGAACCATTACCACCAAAACCTTGTGCTAAATATTCAAGTTCTTGAACATCATAACCTTTACCGGTTTCATAAACCATTTCAGTAGTTGTTGCAACAGTTCCCCATCTACAAGTACCACCTAAAATAGAAGTAACAGCTTTAATTTGTCTTTGTTTGAAATACTTAGCATTAACATTACAGAATGAATACATTTCAGAGAAAGTATTTACTGCAATATCTAATTCTAAGTCACTTGAATCAGTAACAGCTCTTACTAGAGCAAGTACTTCTTCAGTTGTATGTGTTGCTGGTGATGCATTACTATCAGTCCATACATCAGTAGCAGGATCAAAAGTTATTGGTTCATCAGTTATAGCTCCACCTTTTATAACCATTCCTAAGAATTTGTCAGGATCGATAGCTATTTGAGCAATCCATTGTGCCGTTGCTTCAGCTGTACCATCATCAGATGCACCTACTGAACCTACACACTTTGTATTAGCCATGAAAACCTTACTTGCCTGATTAGCACCATATCTAACATACACGTCACTGTTTCCTCTAAAATCTAACTTCAAACCATAATCATAGTTTGTAGCATTAGCTCCTGATTCAGCAACTACACCTTTTACATTAATTACTTGTGCTACAGCAGCTTGATCATCTGCAACATTAAAATTTGTAATTCTAGCATGTTGGATATGTGTACCAGTAGTTTCATACACTTCATTCAACACACCTAAAGTTCCATTACCTATATAGGCAATCTTAAAGTTAGTTGGTATTTTTGTTCCTACTACAGCAGCTAAGCCAGTATCATAGTCAAATACACCCCATTCACCAACAGCTAAACCAGAAATAGTTCCTGTTTCTTTAGCTGCACTTTCAGGTAAAAACAGTACTTTGCATACATGATTGTTCACACTCATAATATTTGTTTTAGTTATTTATTATTTGTTTCATTATTGAAACATCTTTTTTCATTTGGTAACTATCTGATAACACTAAATCATTAGTTGTTAGTAATACAGCTAAATCTACTATTTCATCATGTGTTATTTCATCTAGTATACAATCTTGATAACCAGTTAATTCTTTGCCAGTTGGTAATAAATATTTACCACCTATGAAATTTTCAGCATTATGTATATAAGGATGTTTTGTTATATAGTTTATACTGAATGACTTAACTGTAAAATTATTTGTAAATACTTTTATACCATAATTAAAAAATCTAATGTTGCATTCTCCCCATTCAAAATCTGAATTAAAAAATACACTATTAATATTTCTATCATCATGTTTTATAACTATAGTATTTAATTCTTTTTCAACACCACCTTTACTACATAATAACTTTGCAGTTGATAAGTAATATAAGTAATTTGTAAAATCTAAAGAATAATTTATTTCTGATGAATTAGAATTTACAACTTCTAATTCATGATTGTTTGAAATTAAAGGTCTTAAGTCATCAATAGTTCTTTGAATTTTTTCAAAACCTTTACTGGTACTTTTTAATCGTGGTTTAGCAATTAATAATATATACATGTTTAATGCTCTGTTAAGAACCCTATCTATTTCAGGGATCTTCAAACCAGTATAAGCATTACTATCTATTTTATTTAGCTTCTGCTTAAAATCATAGTGCATATTTTTAATTGATCCATCCATTATATTATAATTTTTCTAATATTAGTGCTTTAATTGCTTGATTTTCAGGATTAGAAAGATGTTTGACTGCTTCATCAGTATTAAACCCAATTCTATCACCCATATAAAGAACAGCATTACCTTCTTTTTGTAATATATTCTTATGAATAGCTTCTAAAACTAATGCTCTATCATAAATAGATTGTTTTGTTCTACTAATTAGTATTGTGAATTCCTCAATTTTTGTATCAAGAATTTCATCCATCTCAACATCTAAGTAACTCTGACTTTGACCTCTCATTGATTTGCCAGAGATGATTTGTATAATATTAGCTTTGTCATCTGTGTTCATTTTCAACACAATTTCATTTGCTTTTCTCTTTTGTTGTATTTTTGTAGCTTTAATTTTTACTTCTTCAGCTTCATCAAAAATAACAAATGTTGCATCTGGATATAAACCTTCTTCAAGACCTGCTTGTGAATTTGCAACAAATTTACTTGCTTTCAGAATTCCTATTTTAATAATATCTAATGATTTATTAGTATCAAAAATTGTTGTTCTGTATGGTAGCTTTACCTGTGCTGTTTTTGATCCCCAAAAAGGATGTCCTTCATCTGGGTTATAATCATCTGATAGATCAAAACCAGTTGCAGCAGATAATTTTTCTTTTTCTTCTTCTGATAAACCAGTAGCATATTTACCAGTAGCATCATCATATAATGATTCTAATACTAATGGTTGGCTAAAACTTTCTTTGTTATATTTACCATGCCATTTTTTTACATCTGTTGGTTTAACTTTTATTAAAGTACTCATTTTCTTATCTTTTTAATTTACATCATTTTTAAAAGAAACAGGTTGTTCATCACACAACCTGTTTCATAATCTCTATTATATGTTATTAGTTTCTGGTCAAAATTAATTCACCACATCTAGTCACATCTTCTACGTGTAACCCTACTTGCTTTTCAACATGCATTTCATAGTAGTTACCTGAGTGAGACATTAAACCACCCTTATTTGGTCCATAAGGATTTGATAAACCACCTACATAACCTAATTTGTAACCATTCTTTTTGTTCATAATTTTTACATTAGAACTAGCACCTTCACCACTAAAGTCAAGGAATGTGATTCTTTGAGATTCAATAGGAAATCCTGTTAATTCATCAATTTCAAAGTTGATTTCTCTATCATCATATAATGGGTTATGAATTAATTCTAATTCAGCACCATTAGCCATTATATATTTTGTGAATTGATAACCAGCTTGTAAAGCATTACTTGAATACTCAGAAGTAGTTGTGTCCATAGTAAGACCTTGAACAACTTGGATAAATCCAGTTCTTTCAGCCCATGCTTGGATAGCTCTGTGGAATAATAACATTCCATATTCACCTGTAAAACCTTTAATTTTTCTCTTAACACCCGGCTTAACTCTTGAATAGAAAATATCCATAAGATATTCTTCAATCATTTTAGCTGTTAAGTGACTATATCTATGTACGTGACCATCTTCTAACATTTCTTGTAGTCCGGGACCACTAAAAATAGGTCTACCATTTGCACCTGTTACTGTATCAGTACTTCTTGAATACCAGAAACCTCTTTCAAGTTCTCTATACCATTGTTGCCAATACTCTACTTCTGCATACTTTACCCAACTTTTATGGGTTTGACCTTTGGTATCTTGAATACCAACTGCAAGAACTTCATCACTAGCATCACCAGTAACTTTATACTTCTTACGATATCTACCCATTCTATTAGTTAATGCAAGTGGCATACTGTACTGAGTAGAACCTGATTGTTCAGCAGCTTCTTCATACTGAGAGTACAATTTACCCCATTGTTGTCCGGGGGTTAAAAATTTAACTGGTAAGAATGCATTTGGATCATCACTCATTAGACGAACCACATACTGTGTTCCTGTACCATCTTTTTTAACTTCTTCTTGGATTCTACATTGGTACTTCTTATTAGAAGTTCCGGGAAAAATAACATCACCCGGTTGATACCAATTTTCATCAAGCTTCATCTTGAATGGTTGTCTCCTTTTACCCGGAGTAGAGTTACCAGCTTCAAGGTTTTCAACAACAACTAAAGGTCTAGTATTAGCACCTTTAAGTTCCCATTCCCACTGAGTACTACCAATAGTTTCTTCTTTACCCAATCCAACTAGGTTGGAAGTCAGTGGGTTGTCAGAATATCTATGAGCAGTAAAAAGTTGGTTCATCTTTGATCCAATTGCTTCTGGCTTGGCAATAAGAGCTGCACCTAAGTGGTTCATCTCTGTCATGTTAGCATGCCATGGCATTTGCTTAGTGACCATTTTACTTTGTAATAAACTCATAATTGTTTAATTTTTGTTTTAAAAAAAATCTGACAAAGGTCTTTTTGCTGCATTAGATGTTTTAATTTCAACGTTGGTCTTTGCCTTTTGTAATTTATCTTTTAATTTGACAGTTTCTTTTGTTTGAGCTTTAACTTTCAAACCAGAAATATCAAAATCACTTTTTATTAATTTAGCTAACAGGATTAATTTCTTTTCATCTTTCATTAATTTTTTTAAACCTTCTTGTAATCCAGTAACATATTTGTTGTTACCCGCTTTTACTGCTGGTTCTGTAATGAATGATAGCAATTCTTTTTTGTCTTTTGCAGTTATTTCAAAATCTTTTACTGTTGTAATAGAAGATAAAGAGTCTTTAATAGTTTTCTTGAATGCTTTTACATTATCTTGTTCAAGTTTGATTGCATCTTTATTTGATTTATCTATAGCTTTTATTTTTTTAGCTTGATCTTTTTCAATCTTCGTTAAATATTTTTCAGCATATTTAGCAGTCTTACCAGTATCTTCTAACCATGATAATTTTTCGTCAATATCTTCAGGTTCAATACCTTCTACATTTTCAAAATAATATCTGGCAACAACTTTTTGAAATTTTTCATCTTCTAAATCTCCTTTTGGTATAGAAGATGAAGTTTGTAAAACATCAAAAAAAGATCTAGTTTCACCACCATCTCTTTTATGTTTCAAAAATGCAGTAGCATCATCATCCAATTCTTCAAAGAAACCTTCAAATGTTTCACTAACTCTATTATTTACTTCATTCTCATGAAGTTCAATAAATGCTTCTTCATCTATAGTATCTTCTGGAATTTCAACAGATGAAAGCACTCCTTTTTCTTTCATTCCTGTAGCTAATATATTAAAGAACTTTTCATCAGTTTCCTGACTGTTATTAGGTTTTTCAACTTTATCTATTTTTTCAACTTTATCTATTTTTTCAACTTCCTTTTCATCAGTTTTTTCTTCATCGTCAAAATTTAAAATTCCATCAACATTGGTTTTTTCAGTTTTTTCAGTTTTCTCAACTTTCTCAACTTTCTCAACTTTCTTCGCTTGTTTTTTTTCTTCAGTTGATAATGTTTCTTTTTTTGATGTTATTGTTTCATCATTTAAATCCCATGAAAATGATTTTAATTTTTCATTTTCAGCAGTTTCATTTTTTTTATCACTCATTTTTTACAAATTTAAGTTTTATTATTAATAATAGTACATAATCATTATTAACTATTGTTATTATCCTAATAGCCTTATGACCCGCTTGGTTGTTTATTTAATTTCTTTTTCTCTATTGTATTTTTCTCTTTGTCCTGTGTCTTCTGATGTTTGAATTTATCTTCATCTAATTTTTGCTTTTTAATTTTAAGTTCAGCATCAACCCCAAATTTAGCAACTTCTAGGACATCTGGTACATCATTATTATTAACATCTTTATTTTCTGCAAAACCTAATGCTAATATAGTCTGTTTTTGTATTTCAGTTTTCCTATCTTCTTCTGCTTTAAGAACAACTAATTCTTTTGCTCTTTGATGTTCTTTTTCTGCATTTTCATCTTCAAGGGTTTTAAGTTCTTTTTCATGTGTAAGTCTTTGCTGTTCCATTGCATTTGTTTCTTTTCTCTTTCTTTCCTCAGCAACTTCTAACAATTCTTCTGCTTCAGTAATACTATCAGTCTTCATGATTTTAACAATATCAGACATATCAATTGTTTGATTTTGCATAGCAGTAAGTCCAAGATTATTAAGTGCTTCTTTCACTTTTACAGAATCCATACTATTTGCTACAAAGAATCCAAATTTAGATAATGATAATAAATCTTTATCTACTTTAATTATTTCTCTTGAAAAATCATCTAATATATAATCTAAAGCTTCTATATCATTTGTTGAATAAGCTACTGCAGATAATTCTAAAAAGTATGTAAGTGTTGCTGTTTTTATATTATTGTGCCAATCAAAGTATGGTTCAATAATATAACTACCTTGTTGTATTGCTTGTTCTGCATTCTTGACAGCTTGGTATTGACCAAATCTACCTTCCATTTCTTTTGTAACACCAATTGCATTACCAGCTCTAGCTTCAATATATTCAGCAAGTTTTATATACTTCTCAATATCTGAAATAAGAGACATATCAATCTCTTTAGCTGCTGTAGCCACTTCTGTAGCACCATTTCTATTACCTTCTTCATTAGGATTCATAAATCCAATCTTTATCTTATCAAGATAAGCTAAGAATTTCTTCATACCTATTTTTTGACTAGTAGGTATGAGGTTCATATTAAGTAGTAATATTTTACCTTTATCAGATGCCATTAACATTTCAATCCTGTACATTATAATATTATAATAATACTGATATAATTTAATTCTGTCCACTAGGGATGTGGCTTCACTATTCATATTATCAACAAAACCACCACTATAAGGTAACTTAACATTATATAAGTTATCCATATCTTTTGGTTGTGATGGAACAGGTCTAAGATTTTTATATATATCATGACCAATTTTATAACCTTCATACACTTCTGGTATATTCTGCCATACAATATTTACATCACCAGCTTCTTCATTTAATCTATATCCTTCATCCACAATGCGTTCTTCAACAGTCATAGTTTCAGGATCTATATATGACAAGAATCCAATTTGTTTTATTGCTTTCCAAGTCCTATGAATTACTTTTATTTTATTGATTTGATTTTCATTATCAAATGATAATTCATCTGCAGAAGAACCATTTGTACCAAGTTCATATATTGTTCTTATTTCATCATCAGTAAGAGTATCAAACATTTCAATAATAGCTGTAGGTGATAACCATAAATCTACACCAGCATATTCACCATCTTGTATATAATCACCTTCTGATAAATTGTCACCATAAAAATCAAGAGGGTTAACAACTTTTAGAACTGGTTTACCATTTATAATTCCAGACCAATATATCTGTGCAGCACTTATAATACTATGTTTCCAACCAGTATTAAATTTTTCTTGTATTTTTTGTTCTTTAATTGTGTATTTAAATATTTGAGACATTGCTATTTCAGCAGGATCTTGGTGTTTTCTTTTCATGTAATGATCCACTTCTGGTGGTGTCATTGCTTGAATCTCTTGTTGTATTACTTTACTTATTTTGTCTTTTTCTTCTTTTGATAGATCAGAACCTTTAGTTTGTTCTGCATACTTCATTTCAGCTTGTTCTTGTATAGGTGACATTATTTGTTGAATGACATACTCTCTATATTTATCAAATTTGGCTGTTTCCTTTCTAGTTGTTGCTTCTGGGTTTACTGCATTAATTCTCCAAGCAAAAGGTCTTTCTAGCTCCATACCAAGTAAAACTTTCATTTTACCACTTATGATATCTTTATTTGTAAAATCAGCAGGTAAATCACCTGTCTCTTCACCAAGTGGTTTATAAATGTATTCAAAATCTTTCTTATCAATTATACCATTAAATAGATTATAATTAACTTTTAGATTTTTATTACTCCTACTAGAATCTTCATCCTGAGAAAAAAAATTGATTTGTATAAAACTATCAATGGAATCTTTATACCATTGTTTTTTATTTCTATTCTTTTCTATTTCTGATAATAATCTTTTAGTTTCCATAATACTTTAGCTTCTACTATATAAATCTAGTTCCAATATTTCTCTTGCAATTTGTGATTGTGTATTCTTTCCATATTCTTTTCCTTCTTCTTCTTCTTCTAATTGGAACATAACCATCATAAATGACATGACCCTATCAAAGTTTCCTTTTCTACTGTATGCAATCAATTCTTGCAATAAACCAATATCTACAATAGTTTCCAAATTTAAAACTTTTTTTCCAGTTTCATCATAATCTCTTTCTGCTAGTAACCAGATCTTTATATATTTTTCACCAGCATCTTTCAATTTATCTACCATATGAATACCATAAATTCTTGAAACAGTACTATTTTTGATATTTTTTGATATAACAGCATCAGGTTGAGATGCTAGTAAATGTAGCTTTCTTCTTCTTCTAAAATAACTTACCACTTCAGTTACTTCATTTTCATGCATCATTTCCAAATTGTATAACTCACATAACATTTCAACATTTCTATTAAATATATCTGATGTTTGTGGTCTACCTACATACCAAGCAACTAAGATATCTCTTGTGTATGAAAAGTTATTCGATGATTTATAGATATATATAGAACCTAATGATACACCTTCTGATTGATCTTGTCTATATGGGTCATAACCAGCTTTATAGAACCCAACTTGTGGGTCATTAACTGGTGGTTCAAGAATAACAACTGCACCAGTTTTATCCTTTTCCTTCATTGGAAAGTAGTTGATTGGTGTCAACTTACCTTTTAGATCTGGTTTTATTTTTACTTTACCATCTTCTTTATATAAGGTTACTGGTTGTGTTTTCTTACTATATAATTCTTGTTCAATTACTGTTGCTAGTCTAGCTCTCAATTCTTCAACTGGAAATTCATTACCTGATACTTGTAAGAAAGCTTCTTCTGGACTGAATGGATATTGTTGTGTATATTCATTTAATGCACTACTACCAGAAGTTTCCATGATTATCTTCTGTCTTTCATTTTCTTCATGTGCTTTGGCTGCTGCATTATCAGAGTTACCATCTTGATCAATGAATCCCGGCTTGTTCCAATAATCAGGTACAAAAAATCCACATTTGGATGTCTCATGTGTTTTGTTATCCCAAATATTTTTGAAAGGTAATAATTTATAAGGTATTGGATTGTAAAACATTTCAGCAAAATCAGTAGTTGCATTATCCATATCACCACCTGTACCAAATACTAACATTTGACCAGTAGTATATATACCATCTTCCATAGCTGGTTTGGTTTTCATGTAAGACTCTTTGAGATTTGGGAATTTACCAGCCTCTTCAAATTCAACCAAAGTACCATCCTTACCAATAGCAGCATCAGGGTTATCACCAAACGATAATGCCATGATAGTAGACTTATATCCCTTTTCAACTGATATATTGTTTTCATCTTTTTCTTCATAAGATGCTTTCTTGTGACTTACTTTGTTTACAAAATCTCTTGCTTTAGCCCATCCTGTATGCTCATTGAAAAAGTTAACATAATCATTAGCCATTTTCATAGTACCTTCTGGGTAAAGATATTTTTTATCAAAAGCTCCAATGATAGTTACAGAATTCTCAATTGTGTTATAGTTATTAGCAGCCATCCAACCATTTTTGTAAGAGTAACCTTTACGTCTTGATTTTCCTACAATAACATGAAAACCACCCTTTAAATAATCAGGTAATATTTGAACTTCTAATCCTAAACCTTCAATGTAATCTAATTCTGCTCCCCATCTAGCAATGTCAACAACATGATAATAATTATAATCACTGGACCAAAAAGAGGGAAAGGTAACATCTTTAGCTGCACCATTCCCTCCTATTCTTGCCATTCTTCTTTGTTCAACAATACTTAAATTACTTGCTTCAGCTATCATACTTTCTTCAGCTTCTACAAATTCTTTTGTTAATTTAATCTGAGCAAAGTTTAGATAACCATAATGATTACCTGTTATATAAAGACCACCTGATGAATAACCATCTTGGCATCTTCTTAGTTGTTCATTCCAATATTCTTTCCATGCAGGTGAACCCCATGGGTCTGGACAGTAATATCCATGCTTCAAGAAATGATTTGCTTCTTCTCTTAATGTTTCAGTATTTACAAAAATACCATCAGAATTTCTTTCAGCGTAAACTTGCATATATTATTTTTAATTTAAAACATATATTCACATTAATGTGAATTAGGATTTGGCATATTTACTTTAAATATGATTAATAAATCCCACGAAGCAAAGTTAATATTTAATTTCTTAGAAATATCTTTTTTAATTTTACTTTGTCTGGTTGATTTTGTAACAATAAAACCAGTATAAGTTTCATTATCTAATTCACCAGTATATTTATATCTATTTACCATACTTTTTTATTCTTTGCTTGCATAATTTCATGACCATTAGTAACTAGTAATCTAGCAAAAGCATCAATATTAATTTTTAATCCCCAACTCATACCATTTTTTAGTCTAACAGTTGTACAAGGTACTCCATTAGTTTCACTTTTATTGAATGATTCTACATCACTTAATTCCATAAACATTGTACCCGGTACTAAAGTAGGTTTAACATCTAATATTTTAATCATGTCTTCTGATAAATGATCTGTATCAGGGTTATCTTCAAAATCTACTTCAAATTCATAATATACTTTTTTCATCTCTTTAATCTTTTATAAATGTTTTTAGAGCTTCTTCTCTTGTTTCAAAATATCTGCCTGTCCAACTATTACTATTAGTTTTAAGATCATAATACCATATACCAAAATACATATCATTTTCTATAACTACACCTTCAGTCATTTTCTGACTTAAATGATTTATACTAGCATGATGTTCATGTAATACACAAGCACCTTTGAAAGATGTAGCAGCAACAGTAGCTACATGAGAAGGTTCTTCTAATTGATTAACTTGATCTAAACTATATTGACCTATCCAGACTTCAAATCTTACTATAGGTGTTTTTTCTATTTTCTTTGTTGTATCAGCCATTATTTTTTTGTTTTTTCAAATTGATGTAATAATAATGAAAATTGTTGTACAAAATCTTCATCTTTTGATAAATCATCTTTATTTAATGTATCAAGAATAGCATGTACAACTTCATGATATAATGTTTGTTCGATTGCTGAATCAGTTCTTTCATTTCCATCAGTTTGTTTTTGTATTAAAATCTCTGATGTATGGTAATTACATGCACCATAAAATCCTTTATCATCTAATTTTTGATTGTCTACTTTAACAGACCAATCAATTCCTCCTAGTGTGAATTTTTCAATCATTTAATATATCTCCTATAATTTCAAATATGAATATTATTAAACTAATAAACCAATTTCTTTTTTTATTTTTCATTATCTATCTTCTGTTGATTTTTCAAAAAAGTTAATAGTTCTACCACCTTTACCTTTTGATGCTTCGGCAGTCTCACTGTAAATAGTTTCTTTCATACCACCAAGTGTTTTTACAATCTCATTGGTATCTTTCAAAGCTCTTGTGACATCTGCAGGTTTATGTACTGGTGTCCCTGTTCTAGTTACTAATGTTAAATCTACATCACCAAAGAACTTTTTTAATTGTTCTGCTCCTTGTAAAGCTGCTTCATAAAATGCAACTGTAGGTGATGCTTCTTCTTGTAATCCAGTATATAATTTTACTCCTTCATCTATTAATACCAACTCATGAAATCCTTGTTGATCATTGTTTGGATCTATAGCATTAATTATTTTGTCACTTCTTATGTCCATTCCGTAATCAATGAAAGGATTTGCTTTGTCATAAGAACACATAAACTCTATGTAAGCAAATTGTTTTAATGCTCTATCTTTTTTCACAGTCATATCCAACTCCCATAATTCACCAAATGGATGAATCAAAAGAGTGGATGGATGTGGCATCACTTTTAAATCTTCAATTATAAATAGTGTCATATTCTAATCCATTTTTCTAAATCTTTACTATACTTTTTAAATAATGAAGCATTTGTAGAAATATAATCTGTAGTCATTAATACATTCATATTATAAGTTGTCTGGTCCATCTTGCCTTTGTCATAACTATCTTGGCTAAACTTTAGTAATGACATTACCTTACTAGGTGTAGGACTAAATTTACCTAGATACTTAAATCTAAATTCAAATAATTTACCAGTTGACAATTGCCTTTTCATATGTAGGAAAGGAGTTTTACATATATTCTCAAAATCTTTATAGTTCATTGTTGATTCTGATTCAATAAAGTATTCCTCTATCAACTTATTTCTTTTTTCTTTCTTTCCTTTTACAGATCGTTCTACGAAATTTTTCATTATTCCTCATTATTTATTAGTTTGAATTGATAAGTCTGTTCATGTCCATTAGGGAAGAGAATGGGCAAGATCTCATTGTTAATAATGAAACCTTTGTTCTTTAAGCTTTTCATATAATTAGATATACCTGCAGCTTTAATTTTCATTCTCTCCTTAATAATCTTCTTTGCTGTTGTTCCGAATCTATCACTTGCTATAATACCATCAAGACTCATAAAATTAGCCAGTAACTCAATCTCTTTTGGAGTTAAAGTTACTGGTAATAAAGGATTAATGATCCTCAAATGAGTACTGAAATATTCAAGTCTTGACAGACTCATTGTTTTCTTAATCATTTCTTTCTTTTTTTCTTCTTAGGTGTTAGATGAGTATTTCTTTTTCTAATCTTTTTTAGGCTCTACGTAGTTTCCGTTTTCATCATAATAACTACCCATATGTATACCAATCTTTTACCAATGCATCTTCTACAGAAGGTGAATAACTCTGGATTAAATTACTCTTGTTTACAATAGCAAGCTGATTAGTATAATAAAGTGCATCTAATTGGAAGTTCTCTTTATCAGCAAACCTTTTCACAAACTCATCTTTTACAAGTTGTGGTAAAGATTGCATATTAGGTACAATAACTTCATTAATAGTTGAAGGTACTTGTCTAAACACAAAAAGATTTAAATCTGACCACCAACCTAATCTTGAAACCATTTTACCTTCTTCTAAAAGTGCTACAGCTTCACCAAATGTTAAACTCTCATTTCTATTCATAATGTTTTGTTTTTTAGTTTTTAAAATTTTCTATCCGTTCTACTAATATTGTCAGGTAATACTTCATACCCATTAATTGTTGTTTTAACAATGTTTTCTCATTGTGATATGTTATTTTATTTGTTTTAGGAATTTTATTCTCCTTTATGTCTTTTTCTAATTCAGATATTTTAACTTCTAATTGTCGTGCTTCAATCATCATGTTATATTCAATTGGAGACTTATTATATACATCTAATTTATTTGGTAATACTTTGATCAACTTATAAGAATCAACAAATACTTTTTCAGGAGTCCATGATTTATAACCACCTTCGTATTCAACTTCATAACCATCTCTTGGTGGATTTGTATTATCTCCGGTTCTATAACCCAAATCTCTAGCATACTGTTCATTCATTGGTACAACATTCTCTAATAATTTTATTCCTAAGAATTGTTTTTTTGTCATGATTTTTATTTTAGACAAAGATATACAAAACTTCAATACAAAAATGAACTTTCTTCATTACTGTTATGAACAATAATGTGGGGATTTTTTCTTGGTAAATTTTTTTGGAAGTTTTCTTGTTTGTGATCCCCCTATCACTACACCCCCC